CCCAACATTTCGCCGATCCGCGCCGCCAGATCAAAAGCCGAATCCTGCAGCAGCTCGCTTGAAACGAGAATCAATTTCGACGAATACTTGAACGCCTTAAAGACAATCTGCGAAAAACCCGGATCGACCGAACTCCCAAAACTCGTCGCCTCGTCCAAAATCTCGCCCTTGTTGCTGCTGTCGTTTGACGTCGGCCACGGCAGATCATTCCCCGAATCCGTCCTGACAACATCCGCCACCGACCGAACCCCGCCGAACTCCAATAGCGCCTGCTCTAGCGCCGAAACAAACCCTTCCGGAATCGTTTCTTGTCCCTTCGTTGCGTTTGCTACGTCCAAATCCCGCAGCTCGCGCCGCAACTGCCGGTAGTTTTTCGGCAACGGCAACTCAATGTCCCTGCTGTGAAGATCGAACCCGAACGACTTCGCCGCCTCGATATGTTCCTCTGTTAAATTCGCGTTCGGCTTCCCCGCCCGCAGCCATCCCTGAATTGCATACGATGCCCGCCTGTTGACTTCTTGCGCCGACGGTTGCCTCATTCCCGCAACCGGGTATCTGATCCCGTCCCACCGCTGGCCCGGATCGCCGCTGTTTCGCGCCGCGTCCAACCGCTGCGCCGCCTCGCCCTCTAGCTTCTGCAGCCGTTCCTCGCGATTGATGATCGTTTCCAGCGAAACAATGTCCGCTTCCATTTTCGAAAACTGTTCCGTCTCTTCCGCCGTCTCCGATCCGCGCTCTAACAACCCCTCTTGAAGTTTCCGCAACTCTTCGACGATCTTTTGCCGCTGTTGCCTCAACTCGACCGTATTAACTGCCATTGTTTCGCCCCCCCTTTATTTTCTCGCCCGTTTTAGAATCGCCGCCAATGATAATGGATCTTCCGCCGGCAACCGCCGCCCGACAAACTCCGCCCGCTCTTTCATCTTTTCCAGAAACCGCTTTTGCGCTTCCGCATCATTTGCCGTTCCCGTCCCTGCGCTCATGCGCCGCCCCGCTCGATCCGCCAGAATCGCCCGCATCGCCACGTCCGTTTGCGGATACGCCGGATATGTCACCACCGACACGTCGTATAGTGACGACAACTTCGTGATCGTTCTGATCAATTCCTCGCCGACCCACGCAACAACGTCGTCCAGAACCCTGAACGCGAAACTCATTTGCGTAATGTCGCGCCGCTTGATCTTCGGCACTAGCCGCTGCACGTCCGGGTCTGATCCGTCCAGCTCCGCCCGAACCGCCAGCCCTATATCATCCTCCGTCAACTTTAGCGTTCCCGATCGCGTCCGCGCGAGTGGTTGCCCTTCGTGATCGACCAAAAACCGCACGTCGTCCGATAACACCCCCGCAAACGCCCCCGGCGCGATAATCTCTTTGAACCCGCCCAAATCTTCGCTTTTCTCGTTGAACACCGCCGCGTGACCCGCTAGCTTGACCTCTTTTCCTTCCGCCCGCAGCTCGACCGTTGCCCGCTCGCTCAACCGTCGCCCCCGCGCGTCCAACGCCTCAAACGCCGCCCGCATCGTTTTTTCTTTGTCCGTCATTGATCAACCCCATAAAAAAAGCCGATACCACCGCGCGCGGTATCGGCCTTTTTGTTATCCTCGTCTCAACGCCCGTCGGCGCCTTGACCCCTTCGCCCTGTTTCAGCCTGATTTTAGATTAAACAATCTCCCATAATCAACCGTATTTTTCGCTCAATCCGACTATATCCGACGAATTCCGACGCCGTTTTTCTCCCGCAACGCCCGCTCAACCTCTTCTAAATCAAACCGGGGCGATCCCCACGCCTTCACCGGCTCCGGCAACCGCCCCTCTTTCCGCCACTCGTAAATTGTCGATCGATGCACTTGCAACACTTCGCACAAATCCCGAACCGTCACAAATCTTTTATTCATTTAACGACCCCCGTCAATGCGCCGATCCGTTCAACCCCCCCCGCATTGCGCCGCCGTTACCGTTCCCGTTCGCCGCCCCTTGACCGTCCCCCTCGACCGTCTCGTCCGCCGCCTGCCGCTGCAATGCTTCTAAACTTTGCATGTTCGCTTCGATCACATAAATTTGTCCCTGTTTCGCCGGCAACGGATTGCGATTCGTTATTTCCAACCAATCGTCCGCATTGATCACCCCGTTCCGCCGCTCGATCTGCAAAACTTGCGCTTCCGTGATCGAATCCGCCCGCAACAGATCCTTGACTAAAAACTCCGCGAAAAACTCTTGCTGCTCCGCCGGCGTGAATAGTGAGATATTGATCCGCCGTTCCCATCGCTTCAACCATTCACGAATCGTAAATTGAATAAACCCCAACATAAACTGCTCGATTCCCGTTCCCCAACTTGTCGCCTTTTCCGTCGATTGCAACAGAATTAACGGTATCCGTAAGATCCGCGCGATTTCCTCAAGTTGAAACTTCCGCCCCTCAATAAACTGCGCCGTTTCCGGCGGAAACCCTATGTCGTGCCACTTCAACCCTTGCTCTAAAAACCCGATCTTAAATTTTTGACCCAACCCGCCGTATGTCTCTTGCCAATCGCTTTTGAATCTCTGATACGCATCCTCGCTCATAGCACCCGGATACTCGACCACCGCCCCCGGCCTCGCGTCGTTCTTGAAAAACCGCGCCCTATATTCCTCTTCCGCTTTTGCCAATCCCAACGCCTCGCGCGCCAGATCCACCGGCGAATAGCCCAATATGCCATCACTCGACAACCCGCGAACGTGCAACACGTCCTCCATTCGCAACTGCTGTTCGCCCCCGTTTGCCGCCCTGTGATAGTACCAGATCCGTTGACCTTCAACGATCTGCAGCCGCATCCGCTCCGGCGCCATCGGCCACAATGCCATGACCCGCCCCGCGCCGTCACGCTCGATCAACGCGAACGAATTCCCGCGCATAATTAGATGCGCCATGCTCGTTTCAAAAAACTCTGTCGGCGTGTTCCACGAATTCGTCTGATCATGCAACACCCTATAAACCGGGTGCTTGATCGCGCGCTTCTTGCCGCGCGCCAACCGCTGATATGTTATCGCCGGCAACGATGCGACGCATCCCGCTAAAATCTGTATTCCCGCATACCAGCCCGAAATGCGAAGCGAATTTTCCGGCGTGATGTTCCCGCCCGCGACCGTGTTGTACGATCCCCATAAGTTTTTTAATGCCGGATCGCGCAACGATAGCGTTTGTTCACTCGACCGCTTAAAAGCGCCGTCAAGAATTCCCATCTTTCGGCCCCCCTATATTGTTCGCATACCACAAAAACCCAATCCCCGTAAAGAAACCGCCGACAATGATCAATGCCAGCGCCGCGTCCACCGTCCAGAACCCGTAACCAATCAGCCCGACGCCGCCGAACAAGAAAACGTCTTTTGCCTCCGGCAACCACCGCCGCCACGATCGCCCCTCTATCGGCTCCGCCGCCGCCTGCTGCCGCCGGCGCCGCTTTACCGTCCGTGAAAAAAACGCTAATTTCGCTACCATTCGACCCTTTCCCAACTAAACCGCAACGGCCGCTCGCCCCTGTACGGCCCCTCGCGCGATTTTTTTACCAGCGCCGCATTTCGCGACCACTCCCACTCCGACCCCCGCCGCCCCCACTCCCGCGTTGATGCGTCCCCAATATCGTCACGCCCGAAATGCGTCATTGCAAACCGATCCGTTTCCCGCCGCACCGCGACAAATGCCAACGCTTTGCGAAACGACCCCTCGCCCGCGCCCCAATAGCCGCTGAAATCCTCGTCCGTACCGCCAGCCGCCCAATATGTCGTTTGCTGCAATAGATACGTGTTCGGATGCCTATGCAATTCCCGCCCGTCCGCCCATCGCCTCGCCGGCACATACGCAACTCCCGCGCGCAACTCGAATTCGAACGCACACAACTTGACCGCCTCGTCCGCCGTTAGCAAATGATCAATGTCAGTCAACAAACACCACCCGCTCGCCTGCTGCATCCCCAAATTCCGCGCCCCCGGCACGTTCCACGGTATGTTTTCCTTGATTCGATACAGCTCGACCGCAAACCCGACCGACCTCGCGTGATCCACCGCCCGATCCCGTTCGCTGCCGTCGTCAACGATCACCGCGCGCAAATTTTCCTTTACCACCGAATCGTATTGATACCACTCCGACAAATGACGATCTAACATGCCGCCGTTCTCGTAATAGGGCATGACGATTGTAATCATGTTAACGCGATGGTGTTCCTTTTCGGCTTGCGATACCCAA